TTACTTGTGGAACTAAAGTCACCCTCGGATATTGCCTGTATAGCCGCAGAAACAAGAATAGCATCTGTTCCTGTACCCTCATTAGGAGCCTGGAAGTTTATTTTGCCTATTACATCGTCAGCCGCAATATCAGCCTCAGCCGTTTGCAAGTATATATTTGCAGTGCTACCGTCACCAGTTCCAGCGTTCTTAACAAAAAGGTTTGTCGCTACATTTAAGTCTGTCAATAAATCATATATAACTGCGCCAGATCCACCACCGTTTGAGGCAATCATCTTAACGTGACCATTAGGAATATTTATAGTTGCCCCAGTGCCTTGTTTAATTGTTATGATTTGAGATCCACCAGTCGCGTTCTCTATTATCCAAACCTTACTCACAGTATTTGGAGCTAAAGTAATTATTCTGGTTGTTGATAAATTTGTGCTTGAAGCAATTTTAAGATAAAATGACCTAGCTGGGTCTGCCGCTCCATCTGCAACTGTTATTGTTGTATCTGCATTTCCTATAGTTTCAGTGCCATAACCAAAAGCCTCACCGATTAACTCTAGATTTGTATTTGTTACTGTACCCCAAGACCCAGACGCATCGCCTGTCGCCATCTCATTAAGTCTGAGGTCATTTACATAGGTACTAGCCATATCAATCTATCCTTACTATTGCGTTTGCCCCTGCGGCTGGGAAAACAATTTGAAACGTGCCGCCTGAGACTGTGAAGTCTCCACCAAAGGCCAGAATTGCTATGGCCTTATCACTTGCGCTTGAATTGTAAATCATGGCACCATTTGCTGTGAATGTTGCTGAAGCCCAACTTGGGTCAGCCGCGTCAAAGTAAGCTGTCGTGCCAGCCGTCGCAACTGCCCTAGATGTAAGTTCAATACCGCCAGTTGCGTAACCGTTACCATTTGCAACTTCATTTATTCCGCTATTTGCGTATGCTGTAGTTGCCGCCCCTAAACTAGCGGAGCTAGTGAAAAGAGCAATTTTTATTGTATCTGCTACAAGGTCATGGACTTCATCTAAGATTTCAGCCTTGAAACTTGTACACATTGCTTGTGCTATAGACATTATATACCTCCGTTATATTCAGCAGCGTAATCTCTTTGCATTTCCTGCTGTAGCAATTGAATTGCCTCGTCAAATTGTGCCTTGTATAATTGTAACGTATCTGCGGCTTTAAGGAAAGCAGAAGTTTCATACAAACATGCTGCCAGTAAAGCTGCCTCAGCGTTATCGCCTATCCAAGACGTTGTGTTGCTCGAAGATAGACCTGCCTCTGGTGCAATGTAATCTATCTTATAAGCGAGAATTGCATCGGGTGTCGGTGCAATGGTAAAAACTGTGCCTGATGTAGACGCAGAATCCGTAGAGTAAATTCTTGGCGTTCCTGTTGTAGATGCGTTAGGCCAATAGTCTTTTAAATATGAATCAATTCTATGATCTAAATAAACGACGTTACTGCTTGAATCTATTATAGAGATTTGCCTTATCATTCTGGCAACCGAAACAGTATATTGAGAAGTTCCCACAACTAAATTTCCAGAGGCACTTCCCCTGTATGCAGGTAAATTAGGAAGACGCTGGTAAATCATGTCCTCAGCCTGGGAGATAATTGTGTCAATCGAAACGCTTAATTCAGATGAATCGTCCTCCATAAAATTTTGAATGTTAGTTTTTAGCGTTGTGTAATTCATTTAATCACCCCATGTTCCTTCACCCCAAGTTGAGTTACCCCAACCCTGTAGATTTACTAACTCTGTTCCTGTTGCACCTGTGCCAGCTACGCCAGACTCAGTAATAGACAGTTGCATATTAGCTCCGTCTGTCTCGCCAAACGCGCCTATTACGCCTGTACCAGCCACGCCAGTTTCGGTAATAAAGGCCAGTGGTGTTTCAGTTCCTATTGCGCCTGTAGCAGCCACACCCACTTCAGTTATTGATGCCGTAGGTATTTCAGTGCCAATTGCGCCTGTGCCAGCTATACCTGTGACAGTTAAGGTCAATATAAAGTTATTTAGACCCAGAGGTTCTACAGCACCTCGACCATTCATTCCAATGCGAGGCAGTAACCTTGGGTCAATTGTCCAGTCTTGCGTAAAGCCAACAAAAAACTTAACATTGTCAGGGTCATTATCTGCCCTGGGATTAAATAATGCCGTGGCATCTATGACATTTTTAGCTGGCGTAAGTTGTGGTTGCTTTGGTTCCCAGTCTTCTGGCTCAACACGCAAGCCATCCCAAGTGGTTTTTAAGTCAGTGTACTTGACTTTAAAGCCACTCCTGTCGCCTATCGCATTGGATTTTTTTCCTCTTGCGTACCTTGCCATTATCCTAAGTTCATTCCAGTGGGATGAATCCTTAAACTTACTCCGTCATTATCTGATGACGCTGCTAAATTAAATGAACGCTCGTAGACACTATCGAGTATTTGATATTTATCTGCTGCGTATTTTAAAGCTAACTTACTTGCCAACCCTGCACATATGCAGTCGCTCCAACGATAGGGGACATCTGCATCTTGATTTGATAGCGTCACGTCTTCCAATTGATTAATTGCCCAATAAACTATGCTGTAAGTAGACACGTCAGGTATTTGCCATAAATAAATTTGTGGTGTGTACTGCTTGTCAAGCATATACTGACTTGGCTTACCGCTACTGGTTTTGTTTGGTATCTGATTATAATCGGCAATTGATATGCGATTGATTATCTGGTCTGACGTGTCAGTGCCAGAACTGTCAGACACAACCGCATCTATTATATCTATTGTTCCCTCTGGCAGTGTGTATGGGGTTGCCTGGTCTTTTACCAAAGTCAATGTGTTTTTTGATACTGTCCAGTAATTTATACCTCGATTAGCCCACTCGGAAAACAATAAATTCAAGCTGCGTCTTGCCGATACAGCTTGATCGCCTGTCCTCGTCTGTGGATCTATTCCGCACCGCTCGTAGGCTTCGGAAATAATCTCTTCAACGTCTGGTCTAAATGCTACCGTTTCTGAAGTTGCCATATTTAATACTCTTTAATTGCTCTTATCACAATCTGATAGGCATCACCTGCTGCACCAGCTCCTGTTGTCGTAAACTTAATGTCGCCAGTTCCACTTGCTCCGTATGAGCTACTTGTCGGTAAGCCACCAAATTTTGAAAAGTCTTGGTATCCTGACTGGCCTTCATCTAAATGCAAAACAATAATGTCTGTATCTGCATCTGCCAAGACTTCAACAGTCATTGCATTTATTATCCACCAACACTCAACAATTCTTACGCCACTACATGTGTCGCCATTTGCACTTTTACCTAAACCAGAGACATCTATTTTAGAAACAGCACTCTCATTACCACCATCAACATACTGATATTGAAAAGCAAAAACAACTTCACGTGTACTCTCTGAAATTTTAGTTGTCGTTGTAATATCTGCCACTTTACTCTCCTAATTTGTAGGTGAGGTTTTACCCCCACCCAATTAATTATGCGATTTGAACATATTCAATGATGAATGTGAACGATCCTGCTGTTGTCGCATTGACAGTATTTGTAATGTTGCAGAAAATAGTTCTTGCGGTGTCCGTATATTGAACAGAAGCTGGTGCAGTTGTACCATCTTGCGTCTGAAGAACTAATGCAGTCACAGTTACGTTGTGAACAACAACGGTTGTACCAGCATCTAAGATTTCGTCTGTCTGAGCCGCAACAATTTGTGCGCCTGAGCTAGATGTGCCAACTTCGTACCCAATGTCACCTGATCCAATAACAGGAGCTGTGTCACAGAATATTTTAATGTCAGTGATGATTGTATTTGCTGGTTGAGAAAACTCACCAATTGTCGGGCTATCACCTGCTGTAGTGTTAACAGTAACACCTGTCGCAAAGCCGACGTGTTTTACAAATTTGTTTGTGACAATACCTGTTGAGGCAATTACAGCGGTATCAGTATATGCCCCTGTTATAGCATTTTTTGATACTACTTTAAATCCGTTTTCAGAGCGGACTGCTCCTGTAAATGTAGTTGTACCCATTTTGATCTCCTTGTCGTGGGTTAAGTCAGACGCGAAATGCGGCTGTCAAGGTAAAAGGGAGGAGATGATCCCCTCCCTCAAATTTTTATTATGCGCCTTCAGAGCCGAAGAGGCCACGCCAGTCAGTCCAACCGAAAGAATATCTCTCGCGAACTTTGTAACGTACGTTTCCAGTTTCGAAGTCACCTTCCATGCCTTTTTTCATAGGCGATCTTTGGAACATTTTCAGACCATCAGGCACGTCAGTTTTTACAAACCACGCATCTGAATCTGACAACCGACGCATGACATGTGAGCCATTAGGTAGGTATCCACCTGCCTTAATAGCGTTAATGTCATTATCGGCTGTGCCTGTCCTCAATTGAGATTCCAACAGACGATCCGCAACAAAAGTGTAGGCTGTCGGTATTACCAAAGTAGTACCTACTGCCGCAATTCGAAGACCTTTATCATCCTTCATATCAGCAATGTTGATAAGAACGGATTCTAGTGAAGTCTCTGAAAGGTCAGACGCTGTGCTTAACACATTTGACTGGATACCATTTTGGGTTGGGTGAGATGCACTTAATAGTACAACACCGTCACCGCCTGTGTAACCAGCAGTTTGCGAGAAGTTTAAGACGTTCGCAGCTTTGATTTCCTTAGTGGAAGACATTGAGCGTGCTAGTGCCTTAGTGTAACGTGAAGCAATTGAGCCATACTGACCATCTTCTTCGGCTTCCTCAGTAACTGCGAAAGCTAAAGCAATTGTCTCATGTTGGTATCGCGCTGTCCATTGTTGCCCAGCATCATCATAAGAAATAGCCGCACCCTCTGTCTTAGTTGGTGCTGACGCAAAACCTGATAGCAAAACGTCTTCCTCAAACGCCTTACTTGAGGTGTTGCTCTCAAATACTGCTAGGTATTCCTCTGGATACTTGTCGTACTCAAGACCGAAAAGAGTGTTCAGTCCTGGTTCAAGCATTTTAGCGAAACTTGATCTATTCATAGCCATTTTTTAACTCCTTCCTATATACCTGCGCCATCTTTTAGGAGATGCTCATTAATGATGACCTCCATGATAGCATTCGCACCAAACGAATTATCTGGTGCATCGTAAAGACCTATGATCTTACAGGAAGCTGTACCTGCTGCCATAGTTCCACTAATTTCAAATCCAGATTGACCTGTAATGGTCGAACCTGCTCCAGCCACGACATCGGCACAATTACCGACGTTAGTCTGAGCAGTAGTACCTGCACTTTGAACTTTGAATACAGTGTACGGGTCGTCGTAGACAAACAACTTGATATCTGTTGCTGTCGTTCCACTAGGCCAGTATTCACTGTAAACGTATGAGCCATCACTCGCAGTATAGGCACACCCATCAAACACACCGATGTTATTAACTTCGGTCGCTGTATGTGGAGTAACGAGACCTGAAGCAATAATTATACAGAGATCACCTTTGAAGATGTTTTCTGCTAATTCACTTGCACAAGTGTACACGTTAGTCCGTGGTGCATTACCGCTCATGTGGCGAGTCGGTACAAAACCGAAGGCTGCATCAACATTAGCCATTTTTTCGCTCCTTTAGCGTTAAAGTTTTAGTCTTCCATAGCAGAGTAATCCCTGCCACGGCTCGAAGAGGACTTTCGATTTTGATAAATCGATTGCCCAGTTTTTCGTCCTAACGCATCAAGATCACCTGAAACTGACTCATTTTGCTCAGAATTTCTATTACTATAATAGGCTTTCATTTGCTTGTGAGTTTCTAAAGGCATTTCACAAAGTAACATGCCTTCAATCCCAATTGATCCTGCCCACTGGCCGTGGTTGATAGTCGGAAACAACTTATCTTTAACGGTTTCAGCAGGGCGTGGGTTCCATCCTTCGCGCATTCTTTTATACACGTTGTCAGGAGTATCCTTACCCTGAATCGAGGTAGCTATCCATCGTTGGGTCATACCTGGACGAGGTTCTGGTGAGTCCAACAATGATGGTGGTTTCCATGTTGCTTCGGGGCGTACTTGCTCCTCGCGTATGGAGTTTCGGGTTTCACTTGCGCGCACATTTCTATTCTCAGACATAATTAGCTCCTTTGCTGACGTTTGATTTCGGCCTCATATTTTTTAAGACTTTTTTCATCTGTTATACCAAGTTCTCTAGCCATTCTAAGTTGATCCTGCGTCATGCGAACCCTGTTGCCTTTGTAAGATGAAGAACCGCCTGTAGTTGGGGCGACTGGTGGTCTACTTTTTGTTCTTGGTTTACTAGTAGGACTTGATGGTGAAACTAACTCAGGAAATACATTATGTAAACGATTATTTAATGTATCGTAATATTCCTGTTCATTTTTATCAAAACCCTCCAAATCTAACTGAACGTCGATTGCCCTAGCTGCGGCAGTTTCACGTTCATAACCTTGGGAATTAAACCAGTTATTTTTTTCCCACCAGCTCATTGCCTTTTCTGGGGCTGGCTCTTGTGCAACCTGCTGCGCTCGTCTTGCAGTAGGTTGTTTTGCCTGTTGTGCGCGTTGCTGTTTTTGCATCTGGGCAATACGCATTGATGCACGCATATCTGCCATTTGCTCTTGAAAATTAACTTGAGCCTCGGTGTCACCTTCCTCAACAGCTTTTGTTAGAGCTGCCTTGGTCTGGGCGTAACGCTGGTTGAATTGATTTTCAGAACTTTTCTTAGATCCCTTCTCAAGTCGCTCAAGTCTTGCGGATAGTTGGGCGTTCTGCTCCTGTATCTGCCTAGCTTGAACTTCAGCTTCTCTACGCTGATCGACAAGTTTCTTAATTCTCTTCTGAACCTTTTCACCGTACTCTGGATCTTCTTTTTTTTCTACTGCTTCGTCGGCTACATCTTTCGCCTCTTCCACAGGATCTTCAGTGATCTCGATCTGAAATTCTTCTGGCTCACCTTGTGCCTTCTTAATCTCGTCTTCGATTTCCTGAATTACTTCTTCATTTGACATGGTTTGCGACCTCCAAGTTGTTTACGCTAGATATGCAGCTATGTCGGCATCTTCTGGAAGGATAGACGTTAGCTCGTCATCGTTCAGCAGTAGAAACCTCACGCCATTGATTGTGAGTTTTTGACCAGCGTACTTACCGTACGTCACGCGGTCTCCAACTTTAGGACAGACTTCGGAACGCCAGCGTTCGCCAGTATCTCGATCTCTGTAAGCTAAGTCACCCATCGCAGAAATTCTACCGTGAGCGGTTAGGTACTCCTCATTATCTTTCGATATGGAGGGTAAATGTAATCCACCTTTGGTTGTCATTTTTACTTGATTGGGTTGAACTAGCACTTTCCAATTTAATGGAACTGGTAGTTGGTGAGGTTCTAAAGTTGTTTCAACTTCTTCCTCTTTGTGTAGTGCATGTGGATGAGACATGTTAAGCATCCTCTTCGTTGATTGTTTTCATTGTATCGCTGATAATGTCAGAGGCTTGACTTAAACCCTCTGCAATCCCAACGTCTTTTTGGTATGATTGAAAATCAGTCTCCCGACCTAAAACCATTTTATCAGCTATTGCTGATCTCTCCTTCTCCAGATTCTTTTTTATTCTCTGGAGCAGATCCGTTATCGTCATCTTTTACCTTTCCAGACATAGAGATGCCCTTGACGAATATTTTGACATTTTTCTGCTCAGACATTAGTAGCCCTTCTTCTTTCCAGGCTTTCTCTTTGTACCCTTCTTCATTTTAATCTCCTTTTTTTTCTTCTTACCTGGTCCACCCTTCATGAGAGAACCAAAAGATGCCCTGTTCATAGCAAATTCCTTATGATTTGGCTAGTGCCACGTTTACCTATGAATACATATGAACCCCTATAGGGTTTTCATATTATTCATAAGCCATTTTAACGGGAAATATGAAAAAGTGTAGGAAAAATATGAAAAGTATGATTTTTTTATATTTAACCCTTGTATGTGCTAGTGTTTGCTATTATAGACTATGCATCAATAGGGAGAAATAAAAATGACAAATATATGTCAAGCAATAGAAGAAGAGTTGATGGCTATACAATTTGCC